CATAAAGCTTGTCGGCAAAAGCATCAATCTTTTCGTGGCGATTAGGCCAGTAAATATAATCCTTTTCAGGATTTGCCTTTAGATTATTAAGAAGTGGAATAATTGCATTATAAACAAGTTCTGCTTTTGCGCTTGTGGATTCTACCTGAGCAGATAGTTCCTCTGATTTTTCAGTTGCAGTTCGTACAACCTCAAGCTCATCAGCATCTACTGCAGTAAATCCAAAATCAAAATCTAAAATATCTTCTGATACTGTTGACATGTTTTTCTCCAATAAAAATAAGAGGGCCCAACTATTTGAGCCCTCTTAGGTGATTACTTAATTATGAGCGTGCAAGTTCTTTGAAGATTGACAAATCGTCATCATCGTCATCGTTCATGGACATATTCACGGGTGCCGGTGCGGCTTCAGCTGAAGCCTGTGTGTTACCCATATTGCTCAAGTCCAAATCATTGTCCGTAGTGGACTCTTCCATCCGACTAGATGCAGTTGGTCCTGCATCTTCTGAAAGATCAAGAACTCGGTACAATTTTGTTTTGAGTTCAGAATATGATTTGAAGTTTTTAGGATCTAGTAATTCCTGGAGAGAATGCTGAGATTTCCAAGTAGCCTCTAGTTTGTCATCATCATCAAATAATGATGTCGGTCCATCAAACTCTGATTTGTCATAGTTAGGATAACCTTCGAACTGACGAATTTTCAGACGGAAGTTAGCACCTTCCCATAGATCAAATGGGTTGACTGGTTTCTCATCCTCAAATGATGGGTTCATTAGATCATTGAGTTTATCAAAGATTTTTTTACCAAACTGATAAAGGAATACTTTACCATCGTTTTCTGGGTTAGCAGAATCCTTGACCACATAAATGTTTGCCACATATTTCAGTCGACGTTTTTGTTTACGTGCAAGGTCCTTGTCTGATTCCAGGCCAGAGTTCCATAATTTGGAATTGTACTCGGAGACTGGATCATCCTGACCAAGAGTTGTCAGTGAGTTCTCAATGTACCATTGACCGTTAGGTCCTTGGAAACCGTGATCCCAGATACGTACGAATGGCATTTCCTCACCTTGAGGAGGTGGAAGGAAACGAATAATTGCAAAACCGTTACCGGCCTTATCACGGGTCGGTTTCCAGAATTTACCCTCGTTCGGGTCGGAGTAAGATTTTGTGGTGATTTTATCGAGTTGAGCGTTCAGTTTGTCTAGTGACGAAGAACGGTTCTTTTTTAGTGCGTTGAAATCCATAGTCATGGTTTTATTTCTCCTAATTTTGCGTTATATAGTATTTTATTGCGGTTTATATCTTCATTAAAGGAATTGATCTTTGACATATGTCTTGTACCTATTCCAATCAAGATCCAAGAAAGGTTTATACTTCCTTGATTTTTTCATTATATCACGTGACACAACTTTGTCAACAATTTTTTTGTCCCAATAAGGAAAAATATTTGCCAAGTGTGTCATGATGGTGAATGTTTCTAAGGATATTTTTTTCTGTAGCATCATAGTCATTATATGTGGGTGTTGCCCATCACGAACTACAAAATTATCTTCATATTCATCCAACATAGTATTTATATCACTCTTGAAGATATATCCTAACGAGTCCATTCTTTTTTTCCATTTTATATAGCGATTGTGTCCCTCCTGCTCCAGTATATCACGTACCCATATATCTGGCTTTTCAATCATATTAGCCAGAATTATATTTTCATAATCGTCTTTTCTTGCCAGTTTCAGAAAGAAAAACGAATCATTTCTCGACTGAAACGAATCAATCGAAGCTCTAACTTTTCCATTGTATTTGAAATAATCATACGAGTCTGTAGTAAAATGTCTTTTAAAAGCAAGATATTTTACATAAGCACTGAATGATTCCTCATTCGCAAATGTCGGTGAGGTCATTTTCATCTTTTTTCACCATTCTCAACTGAACTGCCTCTGAACGTACTTTTTCCTTAAGTATAGAGGATTTCTTTATTATAGCAGCAATAGTTTCAATTTCAAGTCCATTATTTTCTGCGTATGTCACTAGCGCGTCAATATAAGGAACACCTTGAGAAACCATTGTCGATATTGCATGATGTATTTTTTCAGGTGTCATAGTAACGACCATAAAAACCTATCTCCTATTTGATTGGTAATACTATTACTATATCACGTACTATAAGAAATGTCAACCAATTTCTTCAAAAAGAATTCGATCTACATAATAATCTTTCTTATGCTCTGGAATCCCCATTGCAGCAATTGAACTGTGTAGCTTAGGATTCTTTTTCTGATTTTTGCAATAGTTATTCTGGACCGCCTTTGTATCCAATTTAGTATTCTCGGCAAGAGTTTCCATCTGTAAGAGATAGTATTCCATAAGAGAATATGTCAACTGTGTGAACTGATCCACCTCTTCATTACGAACCGCACCAGCAGCGACCATATGGTTTGAAAAGATTTTTGTGGCCCACGGTGGCAATTTTCTTTCTCGTTTCCAAGACACCCCACCAGTTTGTTCTGCAAAGTGCTTAATCATTGGATGGTGTTGTTTGATAATAGGTGAGAAATCAAAGAACGAACCGCTAATTTTATTCGGCCCTGCAACTACATCACATCCTAATATAGGCAAATCAAGCCCGAACTCTGGAAAGATATTAATATGCAGAAGCCAAAGGTTTCGTTCTTCAATTAGATCTATTGTTTTTAAATGACATTTTCTAATCAATCCTGGCTTTTTCCAAAACTGATCCGACCATCCAGGGAATTGCTCGACTCTATAATCGGGCATAGTTCTTTCCATATTATTGGAAAAAAGTGTCTTTGTGTCGGCCGTAAATTTATTTAATTTTTTTACTATTTCCATATGCTATTCTTCTTCACCATCAGCGACATCATATGGTAAGCCTTCCGCCATTGCATATTCAGTATTAAAATAATATGGAGTGCAATCCAGCAATTCACCAAACATTTGCTCAGCATATTGGAAACAAATGCCAGCTTCTACAGCCATATCATTATTCAACAATTCTCTAATACCAGATTTTAATGTATCAATGTCATCAAAATCATAGAATGTACCATCGCCTGGAACCTTGGTTCTGATAATTTGTCCACCGCTCATATCACCAAAATGGCGAACATATAGGTGAGCCAAAAGACCATTGTTGTCGTTATTTTTCGCAAGATAACCTATATGCTCAACATATTCAATTACCGCTGGTAAAGGTTCATCCCATGGTTCAATACCATAAATGCTTTCTAATTCCGCAATATCTTCCTCTAATCCAGTTTGTCTGAATACAGATTGAAATTCTGTTGGCAATGTCACCGCCTCTTCAAGTGCAGTATAACAAATTAATTGGCTGCAAAGATATTTGTGATAAAGTTCTGGGCTAATTTCACCACCTAGCAAAATTTGAGTAAATTCAGTACGTTCTGCTGATTTGTGATGTTCCCAGGTAAGTTCTTTTAAGTTGTTTGCCATAAAATCTAATTCCTCCAAATTGTGAGTGTTAATTACAAAGTTCGCTCGTGCAACTTTTGAACTTATTTATAAGGTACAAGGGGGCAAGAATCCTGCCCACCTTGTGTGTGTATTTATTCTTTAGAACGAGAACGCAACACCCGTGGATGGGGTCCACTCTTCGCTATCAAGGTTATATGCAGTTTCAGCATACACATCCAAACCTTGTACATTGGTGTAGTAACCACCACCTACATTTTGTAAGCTGTCGTTTTCATCGCCGTTGACAAAACCTGTAACACCAAATACAGTTACATCTGTTTCATAAGCAAAGGTTTCGGCACCATAAGTAAAAGTAGTTCCGATGCTAGCCTCAGTACCTGCGATGGAACGAGTTGCTCCGCCAAAGCCCATGTAGATAAATTCCTCTGAATCTAGGTTATAGTCCAAACCTACACCGATGTCAATCCCGGCTGCATCCATGCCATATGTAGCTTGTACATTTTTTACGTCAGTCACATCAGCTGTCATATCAGTAAGACCAACCATAATGCTTGCGCCATATGCACTTGCGATTAGACTTTCACCATCATCAGCTGGATTGGCCAAAGTTGTCCCGCCTGCGTTTTCTGTGATTCCACCAAAGTCACCTAGCAAGTCACCCTGATCACCAAATGAGAAGGCAATATCTCCTGTTGACATTCCCACATGCCACGAATCAACCTCTACAGTATCTCCGTTCATTGCAAATCCAATGCCGGCATTTCCTGCCATTGCATCAACACCAAGTTCTAGTGTTTGGTTGGCAACAATATCATCAGCTGCGTTTTGTGTAAAGTCCAATTGAATTTCACCAGTGACATCCGCGGCAAAGGCAGTAGAGGTCATCAAAGCCATCGCTGCTGTAGTTAAAAATAGATTTTTCATCCTTGAAAATCTCCTTGTGTGTATTAAGAAAAATAAAGACCCGTCAGTACTGACGAGTCATTAGAATAAAGTGTCACTTTTCTGTTCCGAGGCAAGTGACCAGCCCGTCAGCTTATGCCGCTAGTGCGTAACCTGAAGGTGCAACATTATCGTTTGCATTTAGTTTGTTTGGCCGAATGTCGTAAGCCACCACGGTAATCTACTCTCATCTCTACACACCTGTCGATCCTAGTTCAGCCCCATCAAAAACACACTGTTGCTCAAGGTTGCGACCCTTTATAGACTTACTGACGCTTGCACGTTCTCAGTGTGTTTATGGTGGAGCTGTCGGGAATTGCACCCGAGTCCAGTCCATGCGTTGAATCGTATCAACGATTACATAGTATTTATGATGTTATACATCAAAAGTCAATATATAACATCATTATGTGACCTATAAGTCACATGCAGTTGCTTCAAATTTTGCAACCATGTCCTTCTTTTCCAACAGAAGTTTTTCCAAAGAGTAAAGTGCCGCATATTTCTCATCGCTGGCACCTTCGTTAAAGGCGATTAATGCAGATTCAATAACATCAATATCAGTCATAAGTTCAGTCATAATAAAGTCTCCAAAAGAGTTGTGTCAGTGGTCTCGGTGGAGAGATTCGAACTCCCGACCCTTTGGTCCCAAACCAAATGCGCTACCAGACTGCGCTACACCGAGTAATCATTTTAATTTATGCTACCTCATAGCCTATTACAGTTTCTACATATCCATTACCATACTCATCCGCAATAGCCAACATGATCTGCTCACGTGGTTCCGTATCCATATTATCGATTTTTGCGACGGCATCATCAATGTCATCCGAATTAATCATCCATTGTACTGCTTGGAAATCAGATAGATCACCTTTATATAGATCAGCAAGGTCTGTACCTTGTGCTTCTACAAAGTAGCTGTGAGTTTGATCGATAAGTTTCTGAATAGACATGTTAGTTCCTTTGTTTTCACCTTATAGTATTAATATACACCATCTATAGCAAATGTCAACCATTTATTTGCATTTATTTTCATTTTTTTTCCTATGAGATTTGAAGTTCTTTGAATTCAGCTTCAACTTTACAATCAGGATATTTTCTATCAAGATACATTAGTTCTTCAGATGTTGAATAACCAGAATATTCTTCTGACTTATGTAGAAGTTTTCCTTCAGGAGATGTGACTGTGATTTCATAGAATCTTTTAAACATTTCCATTGTGTATCCTTTCTGTTTATAGTACTAATATATACCATCCAGAGCGAATGTCAACCATTATTTTAATTTTTTTATAAATAAAATTTGTGCAAGTGCATAAAAAACATAATAAAAAGGAGGTTGCACAATGGCTGCAAAGAAAACGATTGATGCGGATGCTGTAGAAGGAGTTGACGCAAACGGTGACGGACACATTTCAAAAGAAGAAATGAACATGCATCTAGAATTCAAACGGAGAGAACTAGAAGATCAAGATGCTCAAAGGGATGCCATGCGTAAAATGACATGGTTTGCATTGTTTGGAATGTTGCTCTATCCAGCTACCATTATGTTTACAGCTTATCTAGGACTAGACGGAGCCGCAGGTATTGTGGGTGATATTGCGCCAACATACTTTGTTGCTATTTCTGCCTTGGTATCAGTATTCTTTGGTGCGAATGCATATTCTGCCAAAAAATAAGTATTGGAAGGGTTGGCTTAAATATAAGCCAACCCTATCATTGCTAACAGCATGAATGCAATCACGATGTTTTCCAAAAAAGAATGATTCCAGAATAGCATTCTGTAAAATAAAACTTTTATTAGATTCATGCTACCTCCAATACAGTTTCCTTATGCTCTGCTCTGAATTTATTTAATTCAGAATTAGTTGAGTGAACCTTTTCCAAAATTGAATGAGGTAGTATCTGCAATAGAGCACTCACATCCTTAGGGAAACAAGCTCCACCATAACCCAGACTTCCTTCATGATTAGGTGCTGCCATCATATCAGGACCAATACGCTCAAACATACCAAGAGTAGCAGTCAGTGACTTATAGTCAATGCCCTCTGGCAAATTTGCATAGAGTTCATGAAACCATGCAACCTTTGTTGCCAACCATGAATTGTGTACATATTTAATCATACTTGCGGTTGCTCTATCTGTAAATACAGATTCGATAAACCTACCTAAGACTTTATAAGAGTCTTCAAACAAATCAGCCCACCACATTGTATCCGCAAGGCTGTTGCCTTTATCGGCTGATCCAAAAATTTGAAACTCTGCTGCCTTAAAGTCTTCCATTGCACACCGTTCACGAAGAAACTCAGGATTGTAAACTACGTTCTTTGGATAGTCTGCAATATTATCCATCGTTACTGTGCTTTTTAAGAGAATACGCTTTTTCGGGCCCATCTTTTTAAAGAGACTTCGAACAATGGAATCATCACAACGACCATCATCTCCCATAGGAGTAGGGACTGCAATTATAATTCCGTCTGCCTTGCTGATAGCAATCTCTGGTATTGTATCAGGGTATTTTACGGGATCAACTCTAATTACCTTAGAGCCAGTCATTTCCAAAAACTCAGCTGTTGTGCCGCCAACAAAGCCACAACCAAATACTGCAATTGTTTTCATATTTTTTCCTCACTTTATTAATAACAAATCTATTTAGAAGCCTGCTAATCTTTTAAAAATCGCAGAGTATATACCTTTCCATCAGTTTTAAAAGTAACCTCACTGTGGCTATATTCTGTTACAGTAGAAGTTTTCCATGTAGTCACATAATCACAATGTGTGCTTTCCTTATAGCCAACGATAACATTTTTACCTTGTTGTGAACCTTTATCAGCACCAATAAGGCCACCCATTACTGCTCCTGCTGCGGCACCACCGTCGTCACCTGTAACACTTTTGCCAATTACACCACCAAGGATCATACCTAGCAATGCACCACCGGCTGCGTCACCTTCTGTTTGCTGTCTCTCATACACAGGCACCTCAACTTTTCGACAACGTCTTTCCTGTAAAGGAGTACTCTGCTCAATGTCAATATAGACATCACGAACCTTGGCAACGGTATCCGCAAATGCAGGTGTACATATGGATCCTGCCAAGGCAAAAGCAATTAATTTATTTTTCATTTTTTCTTCCTCTGTAATCCTTCTCGGACCAATAAATAAAGTTGCACATTAATATTACTATAACCCATTATGATTGGTATGTCAACAAAAAATGCGTCTTCATTTATTAATCCCATTTCTCTTTGTAGTTTCCGGTTGTGAGCAATTAGAGCTGGAGAATCCTACTACGGACTCAATCAAAACAGCTCGAGAGTTTTTACACTCTAGCGAAACTAAGGACCGAGCAGAGTTAAAGCAATTTCTTGGTTTAGATCCAGTCCGATATGAATGGTGTGCTGCATTTGTAAATTCTGTACTAGAGGTTAACAATATACCAGGATCTGAATCTGTTAGTGAACATCCCTTGATGGCAAGAAGTTTCTTGCTCTGGGGTGAAAAAGTATCTGAACCAGAACGAGGAGACATCATTGTGTTTCCAAGAGGCAATTCAGAATGGCAAGGCCATGTAGGGTTTTATATTTCAACATATTCAGTCACTGGTATAGAGTATTATGTTATTTTAGGTGGTAATCAGGATGATAAGGTGAGTTACGAACTCTATCCCTCGGCCAGGGCCTTGTCTATTCGTAGACCTCCAGCCCAGTAAAGCCTTCTTGAGTCCAGCCACGAGCCTCAGCATAAGCTTCAACTATATGACTGTAGTGCATGCTCCCCCAAACACCAGTAGCTTTTGCCCACTTGCCCATGTCTGATTTAACTTCAGCTTGCATGTCGCCTTCGCATACATATGGTTCAATACGGCGCTGTTCTTCTTCCACAAGGATCATATCTGCTACCCACTGACGTTTCATTATACTGCCTCCATTCCAAGATAATCAGTTTTAAGAACTTGCAAGCGATCCCAAGCAATGTTTAGATCATAATCGTCAGCCAGTTTGTCAAGGCATTCGGCAATATATGAAGCTGAATAGTAACCACAGTCAAGGTTCATATCAGCATCTACAAAGTTCCAATTGATAGAACCATCGGTATTGATGTTCTCGGGGTTGTCAACCGCACGGTCGAAAGATTCCACAACATCTGCTTTGATCATTGAGCCGTCGTTTAAATGAGTAATTCTTGACATTTGGTTTTCCTTTATTTACCTTATACTATTAATATAACACCTGCTAAGCAAATGTCAACCATTTTTTTACATTTATTTTAACTTTTTTTACGAAGGTATCTACCACGGCCAGCATAACCAACTTTTTGAACTGCTTCCAACGGATTGGTTGCTTCAACCTCAGCCAGATAGCCCTCAACAGTATAGTTTTCTACCAGACATTTAACCCAAGATTTCCAAGGTTTTTGTCCATATTTAAACCGAGCAATAAATGCAGGTTTGACTTTGCCTATCCATGAAGGGTGGCAGTCCGGATGAGCTTCGTTCATCAATACTGAACCTTTGTAGTCGCCTTTGTACATTAAGTACATTCCGTCCCACTGGAACAATTCTTTTTCAAACTTAGTCATATCATCACCTTTTGTTATCATATATACATAATAACACAGGTAGTAACGAATGTCAACCATTTTTTTACATTTATTTTAACTTTTTTACTCTCTCTGTGGCCAACCAACACCAGTGTAGTACTTTAATGCTGTATTCAAGGCATCCAGGGTATTAACCAACCACATATATTCTACATCCTCATCATCTGTGAGCCCTACCATTTTCATTTTTTCTTGTAGCTGGGTGAGATCACCATCAATAATCTCGGCATCACTTTTAAGCCTTTGAGCTACAATCTCATCCAAAACAATATCTTCAATTTCAACTTGCATTTAAGTTACCTCCACCGTGGACCTTCCATCCAGCATACCAATGCCTTACGAGATCCTTTTGTTAATTCTGTTACCCTATGTTTCATATAGGAAGGGAATACAATTACTAATCCTTTTTGTCTTTGTTCAAGCAGTTGTGCTGGAGACATAGCTTGAAGCCCTTCAAATTCTAAATCGCCACCTTCGTACTCATCAGAATCTGATAATTGTATTGACATGCTTAGCTTTCGATCATGCATCAATTGGCTACCCCAGTCAACATCAAGGTGCCAATCAAAGTGATCTTGTCGGTCAGCTGAATATTCCGTATATTGCATATCCCACACATAATCGGTATCAAAGCCAAAGACTTCTTTGTTTGCTCTGCGGAAAATATCCGTGACCATTTCATGAATTCTGGGATTTTTTAAAAATTTAATTTTACTTTTACGCATCTCTTCGCTAGGAAGAGCTTCACCTTCTATAGTAGCATCATCTAGGAATTCTGTACCACGGGACGTGATATCATCTAATTCTTTCTCAAGACCTTCAATATTTCGTCTACCGAGTGAAGTTACCCATACTGGTTGTCTCATTATAAATCCTCATTATTTAATCTTCTTTTGTTTGTGTTCTCATTTGTAAGAGAACTTCATCAACAGTTTCAAGTGCTGCATCAATAATTTCTTCGTTTAGCGGTTGAAGCTCACCTTTATACATTGCTATTACAATTGCATCATGTATATTTTCTCGGCATGCTTTTCCACTACGATCTACTGGTCTGTAGGTTTCGTTAGTTAAAATATCCCAAGCCAACCTTCCAGCTATTTCTTGAATATCATATTCTGACATATACCCTCCTGTATCTCTATAGTACTATATATCAATACAGGAGGAATGTCAACAAATTTATGACGGGTTTATAACATAATGAATCAGTAATACTAACGCAACCGAGGCACCAAGTCCTACCATCATTTTACCAAAGTCTTTAGCGACCAAGGGAAATACTGATTTTGTTTTCTTTTTACCAAAATATGTAGCCATAGCCAATTCACGACCTGCAAGTAACCCAACAAATACCCACGTGGTACTCATAGGAATATCATTCAGTTCTTTGAAAAAGTACAGACATAACCAATAGAACAAGTCAATTAGTGTCGCTGACCGTACATATCGAGTATTATGTTTTTCCAAAACAATCTTCTGGATCTTACCACCTTTTTCTCTAAACATAAAGAACAAGCCGGCAACAAACACAATGCTGATAAACACCATTAGGTCTACAGGAATGGCACGTGGTAGGAATACTGCAATGTTAGCAATATCATGCGACAACCAAGTAAACCATAATCCACCTGTTGCTACCCATTGGGCAATACGCCAAAACTTTTTATTGCTTTCAGATACTGGTTGAGTTTCGTCGTACCATTTACCAAAATACTTATGGATAGCAAACCACACAGCATAAGCAAATGCTGCAGCAACACCATAGCCCATAATTGATTTCATAAGCATTTTTTCCAACACAAAGGTTGAAGCAAATACTGATAAGACTAAAAATGATGTTGAAACCGGAACACCCATTCGTGTTAGTAAAACAAGAATGGCAGGTGCCGCGGCATGATACCATTGTACATCTTGGAATGGAATTTTATTCAAACGGCCATAAGATATATCGCCACCATTCATATACCAACCATACCATAGTGTATACAATAAAACAGCGGATGCCGCTGCCCATAATACTTTATAATTAAATCGCTCATTGTTTGATGCCATCCAAGTACCGAGCGTTTGTACTGAATCGTTGGCGATAACTGCATACGCAGCAAGCAGGAATCCGATAAGACTCCACATTGTGAGTAGTTCCATTTAGTTCTCCTTTTGCTTGACGGCTTTACCCCGTCGCTCGCATTGAAATAGACAGCGCTTTACCCACTGCCTACTCTATATATTAACACATTAATCTTTATTTGTCAATGTCAAAGTTTTGACAACCTTGTAGTGTCACATTTGTGACACGGAGAACTAAGGCTACCAGTAAGTTTTAACAGAAATAGGCTGGCTGGATGTATAAATAAGCATGTGATAAAATAATGATTACACGGGATTAATACTATGACTAAATCTAAAATGATGTTCTTGTTAATGATGTTATGCTTGCCTAATTTTGCATTAGGTCAGGAAGCAGACAGCACAGCAAGTGATACTATTAAAACAGAATCAACTACACAGAGTACAATTAACTCGACAAGTGATTCCACCACAACAGTAAAAACCGCTCCTCCTTCAGCTATATCTCCACAGATTAATACGGCAAATTCTGATCTGTGTACCGTAGGTATTGCTGGGGCAGTGCAGACTCAAATATTGGGAATTTCAGCAGGTAAAACTGTTCGTGATATGAATTGTGAAAAGTTAAAAAATGCTAAGACTTTATATGATATGGGCATGAAGGTGGCAGCTGTTTCTGTAATGTGTCAGGATGAGCGTATTTTTAATGCAATGATGAATGCCGGCACACCATGTCCCTTTGATGGTAAAATTGGTGTAGAAGCTAAAGCTGCTTGGGAAGAAAACCAGGATCAAATGCCTGGAAACAAAAATAAGGTAGTAAATGAAGAGACAAAGAGCACTCTTATCGGCGGTGGTATTTTGGGCACTCTCCTCCTCCTTTTGTTACTCTGAAGAAATAGGGGTAACAGGGACGGGGACTGAAGTCTACAGTACCACAAATAATGCGGCCGCAAATGGACTTAGCTGGGTAATGGCTAATATACTACCAGCACAGACGGGCTTGACTATCGGTAATATTTTTTATCGCTATACAGTAGATAAAGAACCGGGTGATAATTTATTAGTTCATGTGCAGAATGAAAATGCACAAGGGCCAGGCTATGTTTTCAGAAGTACCGACGATTGGTCTGGTTTACCTGGTAACACAATTAGTAGGCTCATTTCGATTGAAAATACACCAGCAACAGCATTTGGTACAGGATCCATTCAAACGGAAGGTGAAGGTACTATTAACAACCCTACTGTCATATACAGCTATAAGTATGATGAGTGTTATGTAGTAATTTCAAATCCAGAATGTCCTGGGTATGAGGATGCTTTATTTGCATGGATGCAAGATCAAGGACTCTTTGAAGCACCTCCACAACCAGGTGACCCTTACTATGATGAATACGTCCAATTGGTAATGAATAGGGACCAAATGGGTGATGAGGAAGAAGATGTGACTGAAAAAGAACAAAGAAAGACACAGCAGGAAGAGGCCACTGAAGATGATCCTATCAGACAATTAAATGCTGGCATGGACATAGAAGGTTTTGTTACTACTGCAAAAGAACAGGAAAAAATGTTACGACTATCAGCGGTACCAGAGTTTAATACTTATTATCAGGCACAGATTCCTGGGGGTGCCTATCCAGAAACAGTTAAATTATCAGACTCTAATATTCCTGACAACAGAAGAGCTCTTAGTAATTTGGCTTCAGATGCTGTCCATAATGATATGGTCAGATCACAATATAAAAACTAAAACTAAAACGGAGTAAATTTATGAATATCAAACCAATAATTACAGGATTAGGAATAAGCCTAGCTTCTGCAATTGGTTATGTTTCTGTGGCAGCGGCAGAGGACATACCTATTATAGGAAATGTTCAAGCTAAGTGTTCAATCTTTACCGACACTGCAGGTGTATATGGTAACCCTACACCCAATGAGTTGAGTACCGAGAGTGCTGACGGTGGTATTAGCCCCGTCATTCGTTTCGACGTGGCTCAGGCAGATTACTATACGGCAAGGATTAGATATCCATTATCCTTCTCGACAGCGCCGACCCTAGTTGACACGGTTACTTGGACTGGATCCACAACTGTTTCCAATACATCAGATGTTAATATGGCTGGGTATGAAGCGGCAAAGGTAGAATTTGATAACGCAACAGAATATGATTTATCTGTGGCAGGAACTACCTGGTTTTCAGTATCCTCGACAGCTACGTATGGGTTTAATACTGCATTTCCTGCAGGTACATATACATCTATCGTTGAAGCAGAATGCATCGCTAACTAAAAATAGGCTTTTATTATGAGATATTTGATTTTATCGGTGCTGATTTGTCTTATGATGCTTTTTATAGCTAACAAGGCAATGTCGCATGAAATGACTCCGGCGTATCCTGAACTTAGAAATTCATATATGCCGGAGGTTAAACAACTTAATCTTAAACTATTTAATAGAAGATCAGATGTACTCTATTATGAAATATCAGTATTTGACAAAGAATGGGAGCAAATTCCTTTTGCTTCAACTGAACGAATCTTTAAAGTAAACTACTTGGACAGAAAATCATTTACAGTATTCATTAGAGATAGAGATGTCAATAGTGTTGGGTATGTTTGTACAAGATCTAAATTACTAAAGGGGGGAGGGCCTACCGTTGTCTCCTCAAAAATATGTTCTAAAGTAAAGTGAGAAAAATGAGATGTTGAGATTTTTGGTAGTGACTGCTACGTTATGCATGGTATCTATTGCAAACGCAGATTCAAGTTCACTAAACCTTCAAATCCCAACTGCGCCTGGAAATCATCAATATGATAAATTCAGAGCAGGGGATTTGGACTGTCAGAATGCTATTGGTTCAGCTACATATACTGAATTTGGAGTCACAGGTATTATATCTAGGAACCAAAATAATAATGGCTTTAATGATTATAATGACAGTCTTGGTAGTAGCCCTAAGGATGTTGGGGTATATGCTAGAATAATTATTCCGCTTGGTGCTAAACCTAAAGCTAGAATTAATTGTAATGAATTGTATCAGCTTGAATTAAAAAAGAAAAGGCTGGAGGTAATGAAATTAGAACAGGAAATACAACAATTAAGACAATTACAATTTGAAAACTAGAGGTAACTTATGGCTGATAAAGATCTGGGAGAAGGTTTAGAGGCTTTCGATAATGAGGTTGAGAACCTCAAGAACACCAAAATGAAGTTATTTGGAATTACACTAACACCATCTACTATTGGTGCACTTTTCGCTGTAGTGAGTGCTTTGCTAGGAACACTATATGGAGCATTTGAATCATATAAAGCGTTTCAAGAAATGAGTGAAAAGCTAGAGGTATTGGACTTGGAGGCTGTAGAAGCCAGGAATCTTTCCATCGAACGAAAGCTTGATGATGCAATTGATTATACACGGGATATTAAAAACAGCTTAAAGGATGATATTATTAGAGTAGAAAGAATTACTGATTCTACAAGTTCTCGTGTAAAGAATATTCAGGATGACATTGATACCAGACTAAGACAATTATCTGATCTGACAAGAGAATCAGAAAAGGATTCCAGAGACACAATGCGTGAAACAGAAGAACGAATTGATAATAAAATGAATAAACTGGATACAGATTTAAGAAAAACATTACAAGAAGCATTGGATAATCCATTATCAGGAAACTAATAAATAGGAGATAATAATGCAAGGACCTGAAAGAACGTGTGAGAGCTGCGGGCACCGATGCCATTGCTATGCACCTGACTGCAAGAACTGCATTAATGATGTGTGTACTAAATGTAAATGTAAAAAACATGATTAAGCAATTTCTGTTTGATTGGCTATTAAAGGATTATATTGAAGGAGAGATAGACCGTAGGTTCAAGGAGAATATGATTGAGAGATATTGGACTCAAAAGCATAATGAAACAGCAAAAAGAATTGCTGAGCTCAGAAAGGCGTATCTTCCGCCACAACCCTCTCATAAAGAAGATATATCCGAACAAGTTCAGCCCAGTAGTGACCTTCGACGGCAAAACTCCCAATCCAAATTACCAATCAAAGCTAATAAGAAGATGAGTGATAGTGAGTTATTCAAACAAAAATTAAATAAAAACAAATTATAATGGATCTAAATAATGGCTACAAAACCAAATAAAAACTTTACATTAGGTGTAAGAGATATTGAACTAATTGAACAGGCATTAAGAGCAAAGGCTGGCCGAAGAGGTATGGCTATTGCTAGCGGTGAAACATCTGCAACATTGAGGTATGAAATGCACGAGATTCAAGAACTTCTCGGCCGAATACACAACCAAAAAATATTTTATAAGCCCAAAGGATTTGTTCCCGGTGGGTGATACTAGGAGGACTAAATGTCAAACGTTTGTCATAAAATGGCACAATTAGCTGAACTTGCATATTTGGATAGTGCAAAGGCAAAACCAAAAATGAAGGCCTTGGGTTACACGGGTCATAAATTCTTTGAAAATGATGGTGCTCAATGCCATGCTGTATGGAACAAGGAGGAATATGTCCTTGCATTCCGAGGTACAGAACCTTCAGAACTAAGTGATGTATTAGCAGATTTAAATGCTATTCCACGAGGTGCTATGACTCACGGTTTGGTACATTCAGGTTTCAGAAATGAATGTGATAAACTTTGGGCTGATATAGTAAAACACCATAATAATCACAAAACAAAGAGAATGTACATCACTGGGCACTCATTAGGTGCTGCGATGGCTACTATTGCTACATCTCGCTTTGAAGAGGAACGTAAGGTAGAACAATTAACCACCTTCGGCTCACCAAGAGTTGGTACTCGTAAATTTGTAAAAAATATTTCTACGACTCACCTTAGGTATGTTAATAATAATGATATTGTCACCAAGGTGCCATTGTTCATTATGGGCTATAAGCATCACGGTTCATTACAATACATTAACTTTTATGGAAATGTTCGCAAAATGACTGGTTGGCAATTACTTAAGGATAGATGGAGGGGTTGGAGATCCGGTTTCTTGGATGGTGCAGCTGATCACGGAATGAATAATTACACTAGGTGTACAAAGGATATAACATGATGGAAATGCTCACAAGGATGTTTGGAGATACGCTGTGGATCTATACTGCCATTGGTGGATCCATTGTAGGTGCCGCCTTTTTAGCATGGTTCCGAAATACAAAAGCCGCTCTATATTTGATGGGTAAATTTGATGGCCTATTGGACCACCTGGTGGACCGCTTTGGATGGGAATGGCTTCAGGATGATCCAGAGGCATGGCGTAAACGATATCCAAAAGTCACCAAAAAGATTGATGATTTGGAGACACGGATACAAAAGTTAGAAAGCAAAAAGAAAAATGTTAAGTAAACAATGTAAAGCTCACTTAGATGAAGTTGGCGAAACTGGATTACAACACATGGGGCATGCCTTAAAAGCGGCCATTAAATTACAGCTCTTGGTGCCAGCACTTATTATTCACAGTGTTGCACCAAGATGCTTTACTAACACAGCATCAAATGTAATGAAAGATATTTTAAAGGAGAGATCAGAATGAAATGGTTAACAAAAAGATTAACAGAAAGAACTACACTTGATGGTGCGGTTCTTATTGCAACTGGTGTTGCTATGATTTTGGTACCAGTAGATTTAATTGCATACGCTGCTATTTTCTATGGTGCATGGACCATCTGGAAAAAAGAAGATTAAAAAAGGGGGAAGCATTGCTCCCCCCTACTGCCAACCCGACCAGGGCGTGTTTTACTTCCACCCGAGAAGATACATCAGAGACTTTGAGTAATGATTTGCCTACGATCTCCTTGACGCCTCTTTTCAAATACTACAATACTATCATAAAAATGAATGCTATCAGTTGACCGAGTAATATCAGATATTGCTGGTCCGTAAGGTATGTTTTGTTTTCTACGTTTTATTGTATTTGTCATGCATGTATGTATTGAGTTTGCATGAAGATCATCAATCTTATCTTTGGCAAATTCCATGAAACTATCAGACTTTTTAAGCCCACCATTATAGGGTGACATGGGCAAATAACAAGCGTGTGTGTCCTCAATAAAATACACACCATCCTCGTCTACGTGGTGATATAACATATCGTAGGAATCTTTCATATCGCTAGAGAAGTGGCTACCGTCGTCTAACACTATATCAATCTGTGGATACTTGGCCATAATCTTTTTAAGGATCTGAGGATCAGATTGACTACCAATGAATATGTCTACATTATCAGATTCATATTGCTTACAATTTGGGTCAATATCAATTCCTATAATCTGACACCCTTCGCCAAAATACCATTTCCACATATCTAATGAACCACCACCTTGAACACCAATTTCAAGCATCACTGGTTTTTTGTTTCTAAATTTTGAAAAATGTCTTTCGTAGATGTCAAAGTAATGCAACCACTTTTGAAGCATTTTTCCATTATTATTTAAAGCATATCTATGTAAATCACTCATTATTAAACCTTTATTAGTCGAACATTTTGGTAGGTCCGCTGTGCCATTCTATATCCCATATCCTTATATAGGTCAATTACTTCCAAAACTAATTCGTCAGCTGTGAGCTGATTTGCTTCAAAAAATATTTCGTCCGGGCGATGTTCCTTAGGGCGTTCTGACAAATAAGGTAAAAATGATTTCAGTATATGAACATCAGCACCTTCTGTATCTAGTTTTAGTAATTTAACCCCCTCGACATTATAGTCATCAAAGATCTTTGACAGTGGGATCATATCAATTTCTGTTGCAAGCACCTCGGCATTTGTGTTCTTTACCCTATCGGTCAAATGCTGAATATGAGGCTCACCAATTCTATTACAGCCCTTTATATAACCAGGCAAACCATTCTTTGCAAGATCATCTGGGTGTATCCAATATATTTTATCTTTATATTCTGTGCCGTCAAGCGAAATTGCACAATTTAGTTTTGTGACATTTGGCTTGTCCGGTAACCTATCAAGATAAACCTTTAATGGTTCAATTGATAATCCAGCTTCGCCGGCATTACTGGATTGAATGCACGTGTCAAAATCAGATGTTCCAATCTCTATAAAATCATAATTCATTCTACTTCTCCCATATACACACAAATCGCCTGTGTTCCAGGAATAAAGCGCCCTGATGTCCCAGAGTTTTCTTGTCCTAATGCTTCTCTAGCATAAAAACAATCTGTCATTTTATTATATGTATCATATGTTTCAGAATATGAAATTCCTTCATAAAGATATATAAAAACTAATGTCCACATTTATTCATCACCAAAATAACAAAGAGTTATTTCCTTCTCCTCAAATGTTGCTTCCAGAACAGAGGCTTGAATCAAGCAAGCCTCTCTGGTTTTATAATCGTCATACATTGTATGTCTAATACCATAGTCATCCATGTCAGTAACAATACTGAAAATTATTAAAGTCCACATTTATATAAATCCTATCCAGTGTGTTACATCATCGCATGGGTCATCAATCCAATGGTGTATAAAAGTATCTATATCCATCGTTCGAACCTTTTTTTTATTTTGGTGCCCCCACACGGATTCGAACCGCGGACCTACTGATTACAAGTCAGTTGCTCTACCAGCTGAGCTATAGGGGCGTGTATTTGGCCTCCGCTGAGGGATTCGAACCCCCGACCTAGTGCTTAGAAGGCACTTGCTCTAATCCAGCTGAGCTAAGCGGAGATAACTTTATCCCTCCAAAAGGAGTTTTTCTGTTTTGGTGATTTCGTCCTTCAAAAGAAGTTTTTCTCTTTTGAGAGTATTAATGTACAGATCCGGAGCCTTTTCAGCTTCCATTGCAATAATACGTTGATCCAGATCCCGATGCTTTCGGACCAGAGATTCCATTCTATTTTCCATTGAACCCATGTTCTCACCATTTGTATTGTCTATTAGCATTGTTTGTTCTCCACTATACTATCACGTCCATTTACGAATGTCAACAAAAAATTACGTTGGCTGAAACATTTTATGATAAATGTAACTTGTACCGCATTCTTGAAACCATTCCTCAAATTTGTCTCGAATATCGTGATATTCTTGGGTTATTGATATTTGTTCGGAGCCGATGATTAATGATTCAAATAGCTTATTAGCCTTTAATTGTAAATCCACCGGGTAGTCGTGCATTATATATTTAGGTTTTTTCTCTATGTCTGGAAAGTATGGTACACAATGTGATGCTATAATCTCATACACATGCATAGTATCCCAGCCTAATTGATCGTTATAAGTCACTGTTGCAAACATTGCCTTAAGAAATTGCACATAATAATAATGCTCTACTTTAAACACATTTGAATTAGGTAGAAACCTGGAATCATATGGGGCCAAAAGTGATGTTTTTACTTCACGAGTAAATCGTTGCCTATATACAGGAAATGCATGGTGTATAGGATGCACCAGTTTATGTTTTTGCTCGCCAATTTCTCTTTTGTAGTAGGTCGATTTTCTAGCAACATTTAAATGTGGGGAATGTGACATTGTAGAGTCAATCACAACAATATTCTTTTTATTATATTTTTTAAATATCTTTTCCACAAAAGGAGCATTCATATTTTTGGATAGCCAATTGATGTCGGAAAATAAAACCATGTCAAAATCATAATTATGAGCTTGTTTAGGTGAGATCCAAGTAATTCTTTCTTTTTTCCATGCCGGGATGTTTTTATAAACCGAATGGTTTGTTGCATTTCCCCAATCATTAAAATATGCAGCGTTGAGAGAATTTGCATATATTTCTACATTACCACAAAATATTAAATGACCTATAATAAGATCCTTTAATGTTTCAGGAGTAAAGTCAGGGTTATAGATAAACAATTTCATTTTACATATTCTTTTTAATAAACAGTTGATCTAATGCAGTTTTGTTTCCGATATTAATTACACTCAATTTGTCCCAATGTATATTTACAAATGTATCAATAGCAACTTTAGGTGTATTATTGGGATTATCAAATCGCTCGTCGTTCCAAGGCTTCCAATGCCAGTCATCGAATATAATTACACCACCAGGGCGAATGAGTTTAAAGGCGAGTGTAGCGTCTAGCAAAACATCAGGTGCTGTATGTGACCCATCGACATAAATCAAATCAAACTTGCCTTCATATCTATCCATCATAGCACTCATAAGCCGGTGGGAATATGTCTTTTCTTTAATAATCTGGGTGCTTCGTTTTGCTTTTGTTTTGGCCAATTTTATATTTGAATCAAATCGCTTTTCAACATCACTCATATTTACATCAGTGTGTTCCATGCTACCTTCCCAGGTATCAACTGCCCAAAGCTTCACATCGTCAGACCAATCATTTTGTTCTATCATATATGTAGTGCATTGGCCTTCGTAACAGCCTATTTCCATAATATGCTCTGGTTTCCACTCTCGTAAAAGTATTTCCCACACGGAAAATGTCGTTGAGTTTCTAAACCATTTATTTGTAAACTTGTATTCCATTCTTATCCTTACACATCAATAGGTATATACATGAACTTTTGATTCGTATGGGCTGGGCAACAGTACTCATAATCAAATAACTGTTCCAATGTAGAATTAGTTCCTATCTTTTCCCACCATTCCTTGACATATACATATGTTGATTCCGAGTTTTCATGTTGTCTCTTTGCCAGACCAACATTATCAGTCGGGTTCATTGATTTGAAATCGTGTACATTATGATTAAAAATTGGATGTGTATATACATGCCCTAGCCCTAATACAATATTCTCAGGCGTTGGTTGTAATTTAACCATAAACGGCTCTCGCTGACACCAGGCCATTCTAATACTAATAATATTGGAGGCACCTTGATTAAAATAATACTCAACAATCTTTTTGGCATAATGTCTTTTAATAATATAACATTGCAACCCATGATCCCAAGGATCTCGAACTCTCGGTGCC